GTAGTCTTTCTGAGCGCCTGTAAGGTTCGCGGCACTGGCTAGACTTTCTGGTGCTGGACTTGCCATTATGCGGCCTCCCTTGCTGGTCTGAGGTTTCCTTTTTCGATTTCACGTTGCATTTGCTCTTCTGGCATTACAGAAGCGCCACGCATCTTCTCCATCAGCGCCATCTGTTGTGATGGTGTTGGCCCTTGTGCGGCCTCCTCTTTACTGATTTTGAACTGGTCTACATCAGATACGCCCATCGCACGGATGGCTTCTTCGATGATGCGGCCTGTCTTGTATTCCATCTGGAGGCCAGACTGACCTATTACTGAGAGCATGTTCATCCAAGTTTCTGCATTTCTGGTCGGCTCAACTGGCAGAGTGCCGTCTACTACTAAGTAGTCGATGTCCCCTTGGAGCATTGAGACATCGAAGTCTAAATACCCGTCGTTGACCATGCGGCTAAGTTCGCCAGGAGCCTGACCGTCCATCATACGAAGAGAGCCTTCGTATTCGAGAGCGTCCTGTAGGTTTGCGGTCATCATGCGAACAAGTGGACGAACTGACTGTGCAGAGAGAACTCTGGCAAGCACGCCAAGGCGCTGTGAGCCTAGCTGAGTGAGCCTTTGGATCTCTGTGGCAGTTCGTATGCCATCGGCTGTTGGAACGCCTTGCTGGGCGTCTGAGGCGGCACTAACCCTCTGTTTTAGGTCTGACATCGCTTGGATGTCGTTCCAGTGGCCGCGAGTTACGTCTGGTACTTCTGCTATGAATATACCGTCGCCTGGCTTCGTACCTGGAAGCGTTCGGACAACGCCCCAAGGGTTTCTGTCGATGAGGTCTGGAACGCTGACCGATGTTGGATCTACGAAGATAAGATTGTTTAGAGCCGCCTGTACGTTGTCGATACGGGAGCGTAGAAGCCATGTGCTAATCTCGTGCATTGGTAAAAGAAGGTCATATAAAGACTGGCTGTAGGTCTTGTGCTGGTCGTTATAGAGACCGCCAAAAGCTACAGGGAACTGTCTGCCGTATGGGTTTAGTTGCATACGTATGACAGCATCTTCGTCGAGAATGGTTATAAGAACCCAAAGCTGTTCTATTTGAGGCAGGCCAACTTCATAACCGTTTAGCCGAACCCATGCCTCGTCTACGATGCGTGTGTCGTCTAGGGTAAAGTGGTAGCCATTCTCGTCGCCGCGTGGATCTTCTGGGTTAATGTTAAGACCCTTGCCCTCTTCCTTCACCCAGCGGTGTGCATCCCAGCCAGACTTGAAGTTGGTGGTGTGCTTACTGCGGAGGCCAGGGTATTTGTGTAGTTTGGGATAATGGCCTGAACCGTAGAGGGCGTTGGTTGAGATGTGGTCTGTAAATACGACGTACTGCATACGATCCCAGTCGCCCCACTGAACTCGTGGGTCTGGAAAGCATTTGCGTGGGTCGAAGTTGATGATCTGGTTGGTATTTGACTGTGGATCCCAGATAACTTTGGTTGGTGCAAAGCCGTAGCGTATGCTGTCCATAAGCATTTGTGCGATACGTGCTTCGCCCGCTGTGCGGCGCATGTGCTGGTGTAGCAAGCGTTCTAGGATAAGTGAGGCTTTACGGGACTTTCTGTTTAGCCCTTCAAGCTGGAACATAGGGTTACGGCCAGCTAGTGCGGCCATAAGGTAGGTCAGAACTGTATCGGCGATTGCGCGGGTGTCTGCAACTACCGCCTTCTCCCTGAACTTGGTGCTGTCCGCTGGAACCCATACGTCGTGAGCGCGGTCTGCGTCACGCCAATGGTCGTAGCGGCGGCTAATGCGCTCGTAAGACATTTTGGTTAAGGCACGCACGTAGTCTACGAGCTTGATCTCTTGCTCGTCAGAGAGCATGTCAGAGACATCTTCGTAGTTCATCAGTGGCTGTGCCAGATTTGACAGATCAACTACTAGGTCGTTCTTGTCGAGCTTTACGTCTTTGTATCTCATTTAGAGTTCACCCCAAGACTTCATCCACTTATCCTCTTTTTTGGCGGCCTGTTGCCACCACTGGTCGCCGTCTTTCGGCGGTTGGAACTGATTGTTTAGCGACGAGCCGATGTCTAATGAGCCAGTGAACATGTCGCTAACAGCACCACCCATTCGTGATAGTACATCAAGACCCATAGACAATGCGTCCACTTGGTCATCATTTGTGCCGTTAGGGAACGCTTGACACTCAAGCATAAAGTCGTCGAGCCAATGGGCGGAACGTGGGAGGAATACTCTGCCCCCCTCTATGAGTGGGGTTACGGCGTTTAGGCGCGACACTTTGTCGGTGCTGACCTTGTATGGTATCACGGCGACGCCAGTCTGGTTGCGTAGCTCTTGGATCAGAGATTGGCCGCTGGCCTTGTCTTCTATGTATAGGCCGCGTAGACCGTGGCCGCGCCATCGGGCATTGACCTGTACGCAGACACGCTTCAGTTCGGGGAAGTCGTACTTGTTCCTGATAAGATCAAGAACGTGCATGTCTCCGTTTCGGTCAAGCCCCATGACTAGGAGTACGGAGTAGTCGGCCTGCTCCGTTTTCTTGAACGCGGTGTCAGCCGCTATAATTAGTTGTGTGCAGTCTGGCTTATCATCGTCCCATTGCCACCAGCTATCCTTGATGATGTTACCGCCCTGTATGAACGGAGACTGCTGGTATAGGGATGCGAACTCGCGGGGGTCTAGCCTTTCTCGCTTTTTGAGTTCGTCAAGTGGGAACCTCTCAGGCCAGAGAGCTTCCTCGCTTTCATCATAGTAGTGTCTTTTTGATGGGGCGACCTTACTGAGTTGGCCCTGCGGAATGAAGCGCGGGTCATCTTCTGGGAGTTCTGCCACAGATTTCTTGACATGTGTATCTACCTTACGAATGGCTGGGAAGTTAATATGATGCCATGCACCCTCTCGCCAATCGTCCGTGTCCATGAGACGGCCAGCCACGTCGTCAGGATGCCAGCGGGTAAGGATGACTATCTCTATGGCGGGTGTGCCGTCTGGCTCTGGTTGCTTACGAGTGGTCAGTGCGGATACGTAGTACGACCACGTTTTGTTGCGCTGTGTCGCGCTGTCAGCTTCTTCACGGGCTTTGATCGGGTCGTCTACTAGGAGGAGCGTCGCCGCACGACCCGTCGTAGAGCCGCCGATGCCAGTTGCGTAATATGTTCCGCCCATCGAAGTCCGCCAGTCGTCAACAGCACGGCTCTCCTCAGACAATACAAAGTCAGAAAACGCCTGGCTGACGATAGGCTCACGGGCATGGTCGCGTGTCTGCCGACCAAATGTCTTGGCGAGGTCTTGGTTGTACGAGGTGGCAAGGACATTTCGGTTTGGTTTCCGTGCGAGGTAGTAGACTGGGAAAAGTGTAGACGCAAGCCACGACTTACCATGTCGAGGTGGCATAGTAATAAGTAGTCGTCGAGGGCCGAGCGCCCCCCTCTCAAGCTGGTCAAGCGCATCTACAAGCTCCTCCTGGAATGGTGCTAACTCAAACTTCGGCGCTAACGCTTTCACGAACCCCCTGAAGCCCGTCTTCGCTTCCTGTATCTGTAGGAGCTTCTTCGCCGCCTCCGCTCTCGTTATCGCCATCCTCTACTTCTCCTTCGATTACCTCGCCCTGACGTGCGATTTCCATAAGCTCATCGACTGTCAGTTCATCGACGCTTTTGTTTTCTACTGTGTGCTGATTAAAGCTGTGGTGTAGGTCGGGCATGACTTTGTTAAGCATCATGCCAAACAGTCTTACCTGTTGGTTGTCCCATTTGCGGTTGCCTTCCAAGACTTCTCGCACTGCTGGTATGTTCTTACGCACTACGTCGAGAACGCTACGCCGCACTCTGTCAACTTGTTGCGGTGTTACTGCTGGAAGACCCATTCCCCTTGTTGGGTGCGGGTTTTTCTTAACTACGCTCATTACTTCCCCATGAACTGTTGAGATGTAACGATAACGCGACATGCGTAAGCAAATCGTCCCTGTCTGAGAAATAAGACAGCGTTTTCAAAATTTGGTGAAAAATATCGGAATGGTGGTGACTGGCATACAGGAAAGCCGTCGGCGGGGCGGCCTAGCCGCCCCCCACCCTAACAATCTGTCAGATAAGTGACAACTGGTCTAGGTAAGTCATTGTTTTTGTTATAGTTCTGTAGCCTTCTGAGGGCTATATCTGGTGTTTTATCCTACGGTGTTTAGGAAATGCTCTGACATATCAGCATTTAATCAGGGGGATAGAGGGTAATGGTAATCATTTCAGATACTTGGCCTCGTCGTCGAGACCCCCCAAAGGGGGTAGGGGGGAGTAAATGGTGTCGCCGTTGCCGCTGTGGCTCGGCGGAACAAATCAACCCTGCCTCAAGGAGATAACCTCATGGCTAAAATTACCGTAACCAAGACCTTCACTTCCAAGAACTACACCAACCCTGTTGCCGTCGGTGTCAAGGTTGGCCGTAAGTCCTACGACCTCAACCGCACTTCTGCCGACGACATCAAAGCGTTCTTCAACGGCAAGTTCGAGGTTGACATCCAAGACCTTCGGAACATCGCAACCTTTGTGCTTCGTCGTGCCAAGGACAACGAATACAAGCGGCTGAAATACACTTCCAAGGCTGTTTGTGATGCCTATGCCAGAGCCTCTGGCAAATGCCCTACTGCTCTCAAGGCTAACTACACCAAGAAAGCCAAAGCTAACCGTGACTGCTACGAGGCTATCGTTGCAATCGGTCAGGCTATGGTGGCCTAACATCACCAACCACTAGCGAGGATGGCTTCGGCTGTCCTCGTTTTTTTTTGTGCATTTTTTAGTTCATTTTCCACAACAACCAACGAAGGGAACATCAACATGAACGCACCAATGAGCAGAGATGAACGCTACGCCTCAACTTGGGGAACACCAATGGGGCAAGATTGCATCTCGCTCGACACCACTTTGTGCAAGTGGCTGGGTGAACGGATGATTTTCTTGTCCGAACACACCAACTCATACCACCCTGACTACACCTACGAAAGCTGGGTCGGTAACTTGGCACAACATGGCTATGCCTTGCTTGCATACCATGACCACTGGAACGACCACGACGACGACAAGCCTACGGTTGACTATCACCTCAAGGCTCAAGCCGCCATGCTGTTCGTTGCATCAAACCTCGGTCACTTCTGGGACTAACCACAAGGGGACGCTTCGGTGTCCCCTTCCCTGTCGTATGACGCTAGTAGTCATGCCTGATGAGTTACTGCGAAACAGGGCATAACAAGTCATTGGACATCAGCGAGCCTCTTGAACCACATGGTTGGGGAGAGGTCGTGACCCACGCTTATGACCCTTTCGCAATAACTCTTTCCTACACACACCAACCAACGGAGGGCTGTTATGCAACAGTTCACACATTACAAATCGTTCAGTTCATTCCTTGCCGATGTCGATAGAGACGAGGCAGTTCACGGCAACACCAGTGGCGTAGTAGTCGAGAAGATTACTCGTCGTGTCATTGGCAAGTGGCAAGCCCACAACGATGCCAGCGTCACCGTCAACTGGAAATCAATCAAGGAGGCAGTGTAATGCGGCACATCAGCAAGCCAATGACCAACACGCTGGTCGAAGTATCTCGTGCCACTCTTGCCTACTGGATTGAGAGGGCAGTCACTTGCTCACAGTTAATGGATGGCGAGAGCAAGCAGTTCTTGTTCAACCAAATGACCTGTGAGTTTGAGGCTATCTGCGAAAGCATTTCGTCTCGCAACATCCTCGCACCGATAGAGGTTGATGACCATCGTCGTCGCTTCTACGATACACAACTCAAGCAATCTGCTTGACATCTGTCACACATCTGCTACACATCTAACAGGAGGCTCAGATGGAACTACCAATAGACCAACTCTTGCTAATTGGCGATGCCATCTGGGGCATCACCGTAATCGTAGCCGACATCCTTATGGTCGGCTGGGGAGCATAACATGACACACATCAACCGCACAAAAATCATCATCCCTTTCAACTACGAACGACCACCACTAAGAGTTCGTGTTGCAAAGGCTCTTGGCTACATCTCAATCGGCATCATTGCCTACGCAGTCATTCTCTTGGCCGCCTTCGAGTTCATGGTTGGCTGTGGCACGACCACTTACAACGCCGATGGCACTTACTACACCAACGAGTGCCTGTTCATACCATACGAGCCAGTTGAGGGGAGATGGAAATGAAGATACCAAAGGTTTATCTCAAAGACCAACTCATCAACAATAGCACTCAAGTCTTGAATGACATTGAGACCAGCCTGCAAAAGCATCTTGGTCACTACTTCCAATGGGAATGGCGTTCAGTTGTGGGTGACAACCCATACGAGCCGCCAATGTGGTCGCTTCATATCTATGTAGAGAGGAAAGAAACCGATGAGTAACCATAACAAAATCAAATCCAGAACATTCGCTCGGCCTACTAAGGCGGTGACTGTCACGCTGACCGACAACTTTGAGGTCGGCGAGAATGTCTACGATGCCATGCTCTACCACATGGAGCAGTGTGTTAAGGATGGCGACCTCACTGGCTGGGACTTTTATGTCGTCGAAGAAAGTGGATTTGGTTGGGAAGGTGAAACCCCATTGCCCATAGACGGAGTGCTGACATGAATGACACCACGCAAATCAAACGCTACGCCGTTGAGGTGTGCGTCCTCATCTTCCTTGCATGGGCTATGTGTCCATGCAACGGGTAAGAACATTCCGATATGTAGTCTATGACCAAGTGCATGACTACGTTCGCAATGGGTGGGTGGTATCTGCGACATTCCCACCAAGCGTTCATCACTCGCAGTATTCACTAATCATGGAGAAACGGATGGCAGTTACAAAAGACAGCCCCCTATATGGTATGGCCTGTAATCTGAATGACATCGAATACAGGCTGACCAACGAGTTCAGTTGCCAACCCCATACAGTTGGCGGTGAATTGATAGCATCAGTCATCGGACTACGAGAGCAAGTAGATGAGATAAACAACGCTCTCACTGATGTCATGCCTCACCTTGCGGATATTATTGATTCATACCACGCAGACGAACAGCGTGACTACGAAGAAGAAACAGAAACCAACGGAGAAAAGCCCACCAGTCATATCTTTCTGTCCATTGATAAGATGGCTGACTTCTTTCATTGGATAGAGGATTTGTCAGATGTATAGCGTCTGGCTCATCGACAGAAATCATCAACCCCATCATGCCTGTGATGTCGATGGCGACAGCGTAGGCTACGAAGAGGTTGAGCAACTCGCCGCTTCACTCGTAACCGAATTGAACGGCGCACTCGCCCCCAACCTGACCAGTTGGATAGTCATTAACAACCAACTCACCACGATAGATGAGGCTATCAGTGGCTAACACACACACCAAACACTACGAAGGGAAAACCGTATGCTTACGAAAGCAAAAATCTTGGACTTCATTGTCCAATACAGGCGGCTGGATGGTAACACATCTCGCAACCTACTACGAAAGTTCGTTGCCGATAACTGGGACAGCCTAGTCGAGAACACGAACGCAAGACGCTCACTGACAGTTGCCTCTGGCACTAAGTTACGCAAGTGGATCGACAGTGTTGACCGCTGTGTCTTGCTGTCCCTCATTCACGCCGCACTCACTGACTACATGAAGTCTAAGGACAGCGGACAGTTTGTCCACGACAGACGAGATGAGTGGTTCGACTTGTGTCTTGAGGCACTGAAAGACGAAACCAAATGCCACTTCAAACGACGAGGCAGTGGCAAATCTTATGGGTTCAACAAAGTGTTACATGACGACGACGCTGACCTCATCCGCACCATAGACAACGGCCTTGTCAATTTCGCCTACAACGAACCCTTGACCTTCAAGGACAAGACCAACCACACACCAACCAACACAGGAGAAAGACCCGTGAGTGAAGTTCTATACGCTAACACTTGCATCGCAATACTTAACCAAGAGCTAGTCGATCAGGGCTTGGCGCAACTTACCGACGCACCACAATTCCCCGACCCAGATGCTGTCAAAAGCATAATGACCCAGATGAACGCAGTCGGCATGGCTTCGAGGAGTGACCCTGACAGGTTCATTGAGGCTGTGTCTGCATCGGTGCAACTGATGTCGCTCGGCAATGACTGGCAAACCATAGACCATCTGCTGTCGGATGCCACCAACCCTGACAACTTTGACACTGTGGCAATCAAACAGATGTTCAAAGAAGACGAGCATATACAGGCAGAGGCAGACGCCCAGCAAGAGACACGGCCAAAGCCTTCGTGGTCTATTGATCCGACACTCAAGCCAGCCATTGATGCACTACTCAAGCAGAACAACAACCTAACCTTCGACCAGATGGTTGACCAGTTCAATGAGCAAGTATCCAAAGTCATGGACTTGACCAACCAAGTCAACAGGCTGTCCAAGTCTGCAAGCAATGTCCCTGCCATGCCAACCGCTGGCGTTGACGATGACCTTACCTACGAGGTCGTCATGCAGAACGCTGGCAAGGTGTTCGGACGCAAGGTCAAAGCACTTGCCTTCGACATACCTACGCTAGTGTGGCGCAACGCTAACGGCGACGAGGTGCGGCATCCCCTGTGTCCTGATGTCGATGACAACTACGAGTTCAGACCTGACCACCTAATCAAGTTCCTGTCTGGTCACTTGTTCGGTCAGAACCTCTGGCTTCATGGCCACACTGGCACAGGTAAGACTACGTTAGCCGAGCAAGTCGCGGCTCGCATTGGCTTCCCTGTTCACCGTCTCAACCTCGACAGTAACATCGAACGTAGTGACATGGTTGGCTCGAAAGAGTTGACAGTCGAGAACGGTGTGCCTGTCACGACGTATGTCGAGGGTATCCTACCACGAGCCATGCAACAGCCATCGTTCCTGATACTCGACGAGATGGACGCTGGCCAAGCTGATGTGTTGTTCACCATCCAACGTGCGCTAGAGAAGAAAGGTCTTGTGCTTACAGAGGACGGTGGCCGAGTGGTTCAGTCTCACGCACTGTTCCGATTCATCGCAACGGCCAACTCTCGTGGTCAGGGTGACGAGTATGGCTGGTATCAAGGCGTCCGCCCCATGAACGTCGCTACGCTTGACCGCTTCGGTGTGTTCATTGAGGTTGACTACTTAGACAAGACCACCGAGCAGAAGCTACTCACCAACAAGTATCCGACACTCAAGAAGTCTGACGCCGAAGAGATGTCACAGTTCGCAGTCGAGGTTCGGCAAGCGTTCAAGACTGGCGAGTTGTCCACCACCATATCACCTCGCGGCATGGATAGTCTGGTCATGTATTTCCTACACATGTCTGACCTCATGCCTGACCGCAAGACAGCACTCAAGAAAGCACTTGAGGTTGTCATCACTGATCGTGCGCCAGCAGATAGCACTCGCACTGTTATCGAAATGGCTGACCGCGTGTTTTCATAAGGGAGATAAGCTATGAGAAAATCACAACGCAAAATCACATACATCCCTGACAGTGGCGAGTTAGATACCGCTTACTGTTCGGGTCGTGACTTGATGGATGCAACCAAAGCTGTTGTGTCTACGTTGTCACGCAATGCCAAAGCTACTGTCACCTTTGCTGGCGACGGTGCTTACACTGATGGCCAACATGTAGTGCTTCCTGCACTACCAGACAACGCCACTATCACCAAGCGTCAGGGTCTTGTGACTGGCGGCTATGCCAACCACGAGATGTTGCACAATGTCCTCACCGAGTTCAATGGTGAGACCGAGGAGATGTGTCGTCGCTGGCACAGTGATGGCCGAGAACTTACGTCTGCACTGGCTAACGCTATGGAAGATGTGCGTATCGAGATGGGTGGCCGTGACCTATACAACGGCCTGCCCAAAGCCATTGACCATACCAGTCACGAGGTCAACCAACAGTTCTTGGACAACTACGCTAGTGGTGACATCCCTGCCGATGCTGTGTCTGACTTCGGCCAGATCGGTGCTGTTGCCATCACATGGGAAGGTCGTCGTCGGCTAGGTTATCCATCCGACACCATGCAGAAATGCCTAGACCTATTGTCCCCCGATGTTCGTCGCAAGGTTAACACCATTGTTGATGCTGTTCAGCACCTTGAGACTGGCGTTCGTGGTATGGGCGACATTGATACTGAGGCCGCGTATCGTGGTTGCAGAGAGTTACACAAACTTGCAGAGAGGATTGCAGATGACTACCAATCTCAACGTCGTAGAGGCGGCAACGGAAATGAAACCAACATCGACCTCGGCACTGCCACAAATAATGAGCAAGCTGCTGGAGGAACAGGGCGCACCGCAGATGGCCAAGACAATGGCGATGCTCAACGAGAGGGAGATAAAGGAACTGCTGGAGGTTCTTCAAATGCAGATCCAACAAGCCTTACTGGAACTGGCGATCAAGGTTCTGGCAAGGGACAATCAGATAACCGCTCTCAAGAAACAGATAGCGGAACTGAACAAGATGTAAGTAGTGGCGACCTTCGCTCTGGCGATGATAAGCCAAACACTTATGCACAATCTGATGGCTCTGTCGATACGTCGTGGGAACGTGACAACTGCAAGGGTGTCATCACTGGCGAGTTGGTCAAGGCTCTCGACAAAGTAGTCGAGGATATACACAGCCAACGTATTGAGGGCGGCAAGCATACTGTCCTTACTCGTGACGCTGACTACTGGCAAGTCTCAAAGAAAGACAAGACCAAGTTTAACGACGGTCTCAAAATCAAGCGTTCTAGTAACTTGCAAGACGGTGACATAGAGTATGCCAATCGTCTCAAGCAGATGGGTAACAAGCTAGGCACGATGCGTCGCAAGTTGGAGCGAGCGTTGGTGTCACAGAAACGTAGTCGCTACGCACCACGCAAGCGTCACGGTAGGCTGGACACAAACAAGCTGACCAACATCATCAGGTTTGACCCCCTCGTCTTCCGTCACAAAGTCGTCGATGACTTCATCAATACCGCTGTCTCTATCTGTGTTGACCTGTCTGGATCAATGCGTGGCAACGAGATCAGTCTTGCCACTGATTGCTCCATCGCTATTGCCGAGGCGTTGCAAGGCACTGGTGTTGAGTTGGAGATCACTGGCCACAATACGGCTGGCGCTAGTGTCATGTATCGTAGTGACCTTGGTCG